CCTACTAGGCGACTTTGCCAACGGCAGTCAAGAGTGGCACGATCTACGCAACGAGCCAGGTGTGGTTGGTGGCTCTGACATTGGAGCAATCGCTGGACTCAGTTCTTGGGAGTCCTGCATAACTAAGTGGGCAAAAAAGACCGGTCAGATTCCTGATGAAGTCACAACAAACATGAGCATGAAGCTTGGCACAATTCTTGAGTCACCTATCTTGAATTTGTTTGCTGCTGAGAACCCTGAATTAGAAATCTACGAAACAGGAACATGGGCAAACAAAGAAAACCTTTGGGCTAGGTCTAACCCTGATGGACTTTACAAAGATGCTGACGGCAACTGGGGAATCATTGAGGTGAAGTTCAGTAGAGATTACTGGAGTGGTGTGCCACAGGCTTACCGCGCTCAAGTGCTTTGGTACATGAGAGTCTTTGGAATCAAGCAAGCTAAGTTAGTTGCGCTCGCAGGTTCTAGCTACATGGAGTTTGACATCGAGTGGGATGAGTTTGAAGCACAGACACTTTGGGATGCTGCTGTCAGATTTAGACAGGCTTGCCTAGAGATGAAGATGCCTTACTGGGATGGAAGCAACTCAACCCTAGAAACGATTAGGGCATTATCGCCTGGCATTGTTGACACAGAGGTTGACCTTGATGACTTAGGTATGCACTACATAAACGCAGTTGACGAATTAGAAAAGGCTACTGTCAAAACAACAGAGCTAAAGGCTAGGGTTATACAAGCAATGGATGGGGCTAAGCGAGGTCTTGTCTTTGGTGAGCATCTGCTCAGCCTGAGATCAAGAGCTGGTGGCGCACCATACCTACACCACGAGAAAGGGAAATAAAGAATGGCAAACAACTACAAAGGTCCATTGGACTACATTGATGTAGCAACACGCATAGTCGAGTTTAGGGAGAAGTTTCCTCAAGGCTCACTTCAGCAAGTCAGCTATGAGTTTGTAAATGTAAACGGCAAGGATTGGATTATCTACACTGCTGCCGCTTATCGCTCACCGGATGATGCGCGACCAGGAATCGGTACAGCTTGGGAGCCAATCCCAGGACCGACAAACTTTACAAGAGATAGCGAAGTTCAGAACGCAGAAACCGCAGCGTGGGGTCGCGCGATGGTGGCTGCTCTCGCTGTTGACACTAAGAAGGGGATTGCCTCATCTGAGGAAGTTCGCAACAGACAAGTCAAGAGTTCAGCAACCGCTAAGGATTGGCTTGCCATGACCGAGGCATTGGGGAATGACATCGAGGGTTTACGATTGTTATACAGCCAAGCTAAAACAGGTGGCGCAACCGATGACACACTCGACAAGATCAAGGCAATCGCTAATGGACTTACAGGCAAAGAGGATTCTACTAGCCTCAATTCTTGAAACCCAAGAGTGCCTACAAGAGCAGTTTGATGTGGGCGACTTCGATTCAATAAGTGTCATTTGGAAGTTACAAAGAGAGAAAGCTGAGAGGCTAAAAAATGGAGATTATTACACCAGGCCACATAGTCGAGGAATTACAAAGGCTAACGAAAGAGATGGACAAGGGGGCTAACGCTCTCTACGATGCCGAGTGCAAGCTCGCAGATGCTGAGTCAGCTTATGACAGGGCAATTTCGCTATCCTTTATCAACAACTCTGGGACAGTGGCAGACCGGCAAGCTGTGGCTAAGTTGCAAGCAGTAGAGGAAAAGCTGAAGGCTGACCTTGCTAGGGCTGAATACAACAGGATCAAGACCAAGATGAAAACCCTGTCAGACCAAGCCACAATGATGGCTGTAATGAGTAAGAATGTCGAACTTCAGTGGCGACACGCCTAGCTGGTAGCCTTATCGGGTGATAGCCGAATCCTGCTCTTGTGGGGCCAAAATTAGGACTGATGATGCTCAGGCAATCAAGCTTGTCCGAGAGTGGCGGCGTAAGCACACCTGTCTAACCGACAACACCGACATTGTTGAAGCTGTCAATGGCGGGGTTTCTGACAACACAATCGCTTTAGGGTTCCAACCTGGTGAGATGCCAGCCAAGATTTACGATCCGTTCGATGACTAAAAAACAGTTTCAGAAATACCTAGAGCGTGACCTTGGTTGCTGGCATTGTGGCACTCAAGGCGATGACCTGATTCCACATCACCGGCTCAATCGAGGGATGGGCAGTAAGAATCACCTAGCTAATCAGCCAAGCAACATCATTCCGTTATGCGCTGAGGCTAACGGATTGCTAGAGTCAAACGCTGGCTTTGCCGAGCTAGGTCGCAAGCTCGGCTGGAAGCTAAGAAACCATGAAAACCCAACTGAAGTGCCTATCTTTGGGCATGGTGGCTGGTGGCTACTAAATGACGACTTTACAAAAGACTTGCTGGAATCAGACCCCGAATACTTTTAGGGTGCTATGGTAAACCTATAACTGAATAAAAAAGTGCCGCCCAAGGATCGAGACCCTTGAACGGCAAGATACCAACAAACAGACTGTTGGCATCATTACTAAGTGTAGTGTGCCAACCTAATTTAGGAGGCACATTTAGTGTTTAACTGGGAAAATAAATCACTCGCCGAGATTCTTGAATACTACGGCGGCAACATCTTCATGGCTGAGATGGACTACAAAGCCTACGGACTCGATGCCGGACAATGGGCAATGCTGGTCAAGGAAGCCTTTGACACCAAAGTAGTCAACGCAACTGTATTGATGGTCATGCTCGACAGGGCAAGTGTCGCATGAACCTCTCGCTGTTTGAAACCTCTGATTGGTTAGAACTGGAACGCTCTAGCGAGCCTTTAGTTTCTATGGTCGAGATGGATGAGCTGACTGCTGAGCTAATAAAACCATTTGATTACTCATCGGATGGCTCTGAAAGCTTTTACCCTTATCAAATTCCTTACAACATCCCTAAGAGCTTCAACATTGGAGTCATAGTTGGGGCATCAGGAACAGGTAAATCAACCCTTCTAAATGCATTTGGTCAGCCCACTAAAAACGAGTGGGGCGCAGGATCAATAGCCTCACACTTTGAATCACCCACTGATGCAAATCAAAAACTATCTGCTGCTGGTCTAATGTCTATACCAGAATGGGTAAAGCCTTTTAGTGCCTTATCAAATGGTCAGCAGTTTAGGGCCAATCTAGCTAGGTCATTAGGCCACAATGCAATTATTGATGAGTACACATCAGTAGTGGACAGAAATGTCGCTAAGGCTGCATCAGCAGCGATGGCTAAGTATGTTAGGCGCAATGACCTTCAGGGAATTGTCTTGGCAACTGTGCATCGTGACATCCTTGAATACTTAGAGCCAGATTGGATTATTGACACAGACTTGGGCCAATGGACCAAAGAAAGGTGTCTTTGGCAACCAAACTTGGTACTCGACATTTATCCTGCCAGCAACAAGGTTTGGGGACACTTCGCTCAGTATCACTATCTGTCGCAATCACTCAACAAGACAGCAAGATGCTACATCGCCATTTGGGATGGGCAGCTAGTTGGCATGGTTGCGACAATGGCCTTTCCTTCTGGAACTTTGAAAGAAGCTTTTAGAGAGCATAGGCTAGTCATTCACCCAGACTTTCAAGGATTAGGCTTTGGTCCTAAACTCTCAGAGCTGGTGGCAAAGCACTACCTAGACAATGGCAAGCGTTACTTTTCTAAGACAAGCCACCCAAGACTAGGTGGATACCGAGATCAGTCTGACGAATGGAAACCCACATCAAAGAACCACATGAAAAGGCCAGACGGCTCAAATAATAAGAAGCTTATTAAGTGGCAGATAGACCCAAATCGGTGGTCATACTCACATGAATACATAGGCAATAAAGAAAGAGAGTTGACAGCATGAGCATCGAAGCTGTATCGCTAGTGCTAAACCAATCCAAAGCAACTGGCAGGGCAAAGCTAGTTCTGCTTGGAATTGCTAACCACCTTGGAGATCAGGGTGCTTGGCCTTCCATAAGCACATTAGCTAGGTATGCCAATGCCTCAGAGCGTTCGGTCAAGCGCGATATCCAAGAACTTGTCGAGCTTGGTGAGCTAAAGGTTGAACTGCAAAACGCACCAACGCGAACCCAATACAAGACCAATCTTTACTGGCTAACAATCGGGTCAGGGGTGACAGATTTGACATCAGGGGTGACAGACTGGGTAAGCAGGGGTGACAGCTCAGGTAAATCAGGGGTGACACCTGTTGGCACGCAAAACATAATATTAACCATCAAAGAACCATCAATGAAACAGGTTGAAATTGACTTTGATAATTTCTGGAAACTGTACCCCAAAAAGGTAGCCAAAGCTGATGCTCTAAAAGCCTGGAAAGTTGCTACTAAAAAGAAAACCGCTGATGAGTTATTGAAGCTGACCAAAGCCTACGCTGAGGGAAAGTTGCCAGAGGATAAATACATTCCATACCCTGCCTCATGGCTAAACAAAGAACTTTATGAGAGTGTTGAACTCGCTGAAGCCAAACCTTTGCCTAAGCTCTTTGTAGGGAGAATCAAATGACACAGTTCGAGCAGTCAGTAATCGGGTCAATCCTGCTGACCAATGGCAAGGCGCTAGAAGAACTTACTCTTAGCCCATCAGACTTTGATGATCTACAAAACGAGCGTATCTACAAAACCCTGCTAGAGATGAAGGCAGGTCGCCAGCCGATTGATGTGCTGACAGTTGGTGCAGCTCTGCCAAAACTTGCCAGTTACCTGCATGACATTGTTACAGCAACCCCAACAGCGGCCTCAGTTAAGTTCTATGCTAGCAAGGTAATCGAGGAAGCCACTAGGCGTAGATTAGCTATCGCTGGCACAATGATTCACAGCAAAGCTCAGCATGAGGATTTGGCAACAGTATTTGACACAGCCAAAAAAGAAATTGATGACCTCATAGATCGCAACTCGGCAGTCAAGCCAAGCTATGTTGCTGATGAGCTGTTGCCTTACCTTGATGAGATTGACAAGCCAAAGCACTACCCAGAAAGCCCTTGGCCTTTACTCAATGACATCATTACAGGATTCCGACCAGGTGCGCTTTACATCATCGGTGCAAGACCAGGCGTGGGTAAAACCATCGTTGGTTTGCAGATTGCTTGGGAGCTATCAAAGCAAGGCCCTGTATCCTTTCACAGCCTTGAGATGGGCAAGAGCGAACTCTATAACCGCATAATAAGCATGGAAGCTGAGGTCTACATCGGCAACATTGAGAAAGGAAACCTACAAGAGTGGGAGTGGGACAGGATTGCCAAGGTCAGGCAAGACATCCAATCGCACCAGCTTGCTATCCATGACAAGTCAGGCCAGAACCTTTTGCAGATTAGGGCGCTCGCAAACAGCGTGAAAGGCAACAACAGACTTGAGGCGATTGTGGTGGACTATCTAGGACTTATTCAAGACACCGAAAAGGGTCGCAAGCGTTACGAGATGATTACCGACATCAGCATCGGACTCAAGAACCTAGCTAGAGATTTGAATGTGCCAGTGATCGCATTAGCCCAGCTCAACCGAGGCCCAGAGCAGCGCAAAGATTCACAGCCTGACATGGCTGACCTAAGAGATTCAGGTGGCATTGAGCAGGATGCTGACTCAGTTATCTTGTTGCATCGTGTCCAAACTGAGGATGACCAGTTCGAGTGGCAAAAGAGCCAGATGATAATGAAGGTAGCTAAGAACCGACATGGTGGACTTGGAGAAGTCGCACTCAAGTTCGAGGGTCACCTTTCCAGAGTGATTGGCTAAGCTTATGGCGTGGATGACAATGTGGCACTCTGTTGCCGATGTGGAGCGACCTGGAAGGTCAACACGCATAAGCGCAAGCGCAAAGACCTCAAGTGCCAATCCTGTCGGATGCACCGAGCCTTGGTCATCAAGTATGGATCAGAGAAGTGCATCCCCTGGCAGGGAGATTTTGACAAGGCAACCCTCAGTATCCCAATGTTTGAAGGCAAGCCTGTATTGGTAGGCAATAGGACTTGTGGGCATAGCGACTGCACCAATCCCAACCATGTCGCTGGTGACCACTAGAGTAAAACAACAAATCGAAAGGAAATAAAGAGATGGCAATAATCAAGGTAAAGGGCGCGATCACCAGAGTCTTCTACGAAGGCAAGGGCATCGAGGTAACCGAGTCCTATGAAACCAAAACAGGCGACACCATCAACAAGCGATACACAGTCTGGCTAAAGCAGCCAACCACGCTTGAGGTTGGGGACACAGTTCAGGTCGAGGGGCTATACAGCTCAGAGATTGACAACTGGACTAACAAGGAAGGCGAGGCAA